AATCATTTACTAACGGTGGAGTTGGCGGCAGAAAGTCACTCTCATGGGGCGGCGTTGAAATCTACGGAGGCTTTGGCGGCGGCGGCGGTGGTGGTGGTCTAGCTTGCGGTGGTGGTGGTGGATATTCAGGCGGTGGTGGCGGTACTTGGTCCAGTCAGCTTGTTGGCGGTGGCGGCGGTTCTTATAATGCAGGCACTGATCAAACAAATACTGCTGCTACTAGAACTGGGGCTGGTTATGTTGTTATAACTTCTACAGTCCTGCCTGATGGATTGTCGGCCAATAGTCAATCAGCTGCCAGTGGAGAAACACTTACAATTACTTTTACATCTGCAACTACTGCCGATAATACCCTTGTACCTTATACAATAACAGGAGTTAACTCCAGCGACATCAATGGAGCATCGTTAACTGGTAATTTTACCATCGTTAACAAAACGGCTAGTGTGAGTTTTTTAATATCTACTTCAGCTAACAAAACTTTCACAATAACATCAAATGGATTTACACAAACAGTTTCTTTACTGGAAAATAGATATGGCCTAGTTGTATTGAACGAAACTCAATCTATTACCTCAACATTTCGAGACCTACCTATTGTTAATTTGACTTCTGTTGGGAATTTAACAACTATTAATGTTCTAAATGTAGGCAATCAATTTAAATTTTCTTTTAATCAAGATTCAGTTATCAAGTACACGTCAGCAAATGACTATAACTTGATTGATTTGAGTTCTTCAACTTCAACTTCAACTTTATTAAGTATCACAATACTAACACCTGACAATCTATATAAAAATGCTGTACAACAATCTAGCAGTGTTGATCTTACAGGAAAAGTTTTTTACTCAGTAGATTTTTTTAGTATCACAGATTTCAACGTGCCCGATCCAATACCATTAACATTTCCAGAAAGATGGGCGGGATAATATTAAGTGTGATGAACTATGATAACAGCTGGCTCAATAATAGTAATAACAAAAATTTAAAATGATAATTAATAGCATGAAGATTGCTATTATTGATATTATCGGTATACCCTATGATGGTACCACTGTAGATAAACAAGGTCTAGGCGGCAGCGAAAGTGCTGTTACCTTAATGGCCAAAGAGCTATCGCAAATTGGATTTGAAGTTACAGTTTTTAACAACTGTGACATGGATCATGCTGAACCAGGCATTTATGACACAGTGACATACCGTCCATTAGCTGCACTTGCACAAGACTATGAATTTGACATAGTGATCAGTTCAAGAACTGTGATTCCCTTTACTGATCCAAAAGACTATGTCAAGTTGTCCGACGGCAGAAGCAACCGTTTTGTTACAATGAATCTCTATGATAGAATTGTCAGCAAAGCTCAAATGAGAATCCTATGGATGCACGATACATTTTGTCTTGGCGACAACATGATCGAAGAGCTGACGGTAAACAATCGCATTACCGACATTTTTACACTCAGTGATTGGCACACAACTTATATTGCCAACTGTAATCACGGACGCAGACGTAACTTTGAAGTGTTGAAGAAAAAGCTGTTTATAACACGCAATGGTGTTAGACTTTATCACAACGAAGTAGACATTGCTGCCAAAGACAAAAACTTGTTTGTGTACAATGCAAGTGTTACCAAAGGCATGATACCGTTAGTTAAACTGATATGGCCTCATGTCAAGCGGCACATTCCCCAAGCCAGGCTAAAAGTCATAGGCGGCTATTACAGATTCAGCACCAATACAGAGCCGGATCAACAGGAAAAAGATTGGCGAGTTATGGCCAACGATCCTGAATTAGCCAAACTGGACATAGAGTTTACGGGTGTTATCAGTCAACGAGAGATTGCTGATATATTGACCAAAGCAAACTTTATGCTGTATCCAGCAGCGTTTCCTGAAACATATGGCATCTCCTCTATGGAGAGTCTGTGTTACAATACTCCTATCATAACTTGCCGATTTGGCGCACTTGAAGAAATTGCAGTAGAAGGCGCTTGCTATCTAATCGACTATGCTATAGAACCCAACAGCCTATTCGCAGATATAAATGTTCCGCAACAAGTTGAACAGTTTGTCAAAACTACAGTGGAAGCATATCACAACACCTATCTACATCAACAGAAACAATACTACTGCAACATCGTTAAAGACATTGCAGGCTGGAATAGTGTAGCACTACAATGGAAACAGCACTTTTATAAAAAGGCAGGTCACTATCTTAACAAACAAGACTATCGTGCTGCAAGCAAAATCAATCATAGATTGCATAAGATATACAATCGCAAGTTTCACAACACAGTTGAGTTGGAAAACTACAAAGTAGGCAAAGAACAGCAGATTGTGGTGATCAGTCCTTTTTACAATTGCAGCAAGTATATTGAAAAATGTATAGCCAGTGTAGCTGCACAAGATTACGACAACTATCTACATTACCTGATCAACGATGCCAGCACCGACGATTCTGCCGATGTGGTCAAAATAGTATTAAGTAATTTACCGGAAGAACTTAAAGGCAAATTTCTACTGATCAACAACAAAGAAAATAAAGGTGCGGTGCGTAATCAAATAGAAAACATTAAGCCATTAGACGATGCTGCCATTGTGATGTTGCTAGATGGCGATGACAGTTTGATCAACGACAATACTGTGTTCAGCTATTACAATACTATCTATGATAGCACAACAGAATTTACCTACGGAAGCTGTTGGAGCATGGCGGACAATATTCCATTGATTAGTCAACCGTATCCTGAGTCGATCAAACAGAACAAAACTTATAGACAGCATCACTTCAATTGGATCTTGCCCTATACACATTTAAGAACATTTAAAAAGCATTTGTTAAACAGTTGTGATGATGCACAATTTAAAGATGCAGAAGGAAAATGGTACAAAGCAGGAGGAGATGGTTCAGTATTCTACGCACTGATTGAAGCAGCTGATCCTACCAAGGTAAAATGCCTGCAAGATGTTGTTTACAACTACAATGATGTCAATCCTTTGAACGATTATAAAGTCAATACACAAGAGCAAAATAAAAACGCACGAGAAATAGTAAAGATGTCAACCGAAAAAAAAAGAATATTAATAGCCATACCCACAGCGAAGAACATAGAGCCCGAGACGTTCAAGAGCATTTACGACCTAACAGTACCCGAAGGCTACCAAACCACATTTCAATACTTCTACGGTTATAATATTGATCAAGTGCGTAACTTGATTGCTGACTGGGCTGTTAAAGGATACGACTATCTGTTTAGTGTGGACAGTGACATCAGCTTTGCACCTGACACACTTATCAAACTTTTAGCGCATGACAAACCTGTGGTGTCAGGCTTATACATACAACGCAAGCCTGGACAACACATTTTAGAAATATACGAGCATAATGCTCACGGCGGTGTGTCTAATGTTCCTTATGGCAAAATTAAAGGGCGTGGATTAGTGGAAATTGCAGGATGTGGATTTGGTTGTGTTTTAGTCAAATCCGAAGTACTGAAATCTATAGGATATCCTCAATTTAAATATTACAGTGCCTTGGATCACAATCATACAGTTTCGGAAGATGTAGATTTTTGTCGCAAGGCTTTAAACAAAGGATTTAAACTTTATGCTGATACTACCATACAGTGTAATCATACGGGAAGTTTTACTTTTGAAGTAGATAATAACATCACAGCAATACCGACACCCGAATTTAAGACAATAGATATCAAAACAAGACTTAGAGAGTTGGGCAGTCAACGATTGATTCCAAAGGATCATGTTGACTACTTGACTGCATTAAAAGCACAGGGGTTTGAGCCTCAGGTTATCTATGACATAGGTGCCTGTGTGCTGCACTGGACCAATGAGTCTCAAAGGATATGGCCCAATGCCGAAACTGTAGCATTTGAAGCTATGGACTCTAGTGAGTTTTTGTATAAAGAACAGGGCTTAAAATATCATATAGGTGTATTGAGCAATGAAACTGGCAATACTGTGGATTTTTATCAAAACGATTGGCATCCCGGCGGCAATAGCTATTACAGAGAAAATGAAGTCGTCAATCCTGAAGCACTTAACTACTTCAACGACCAACACAAACGAATATTGAAAACAGTCACGTTAAATGCGGTAGTCAATTTGAAACAATTTCCCTTGCCAGATTTAATAAAAATGGATGTGCAAGGCGCAGAATTAGATGTACTACAGGGTGCCAGCGAAGTGTTAAAAACTACAAAACATGTGATATTAGAATTACAAGCGGTAGAATATAACAAAGGTGCACCTTTAAAAGATACAGTAATTGAGTATATGGATAGTATAGGGTTTGATTGCAAGGGCTTGTTCAGCAACAACGGGCCAGATGGTGATTATCACTTTGTCAAACGCTAAATATTAAACATTAATATGATTTATAGAAAATATATCAACATAGTAGAAGCTGCCAACAAAGGTTGTCCTATTGCCACACACGACATTGATGTCAACTTGAAGAATCGTCAGAAGGCTATTGACAGCTATCACTACGGCCCAGTCAATCCTGATGAACCGGAGGCATACTGGAAGGATGCTGCCAAACTCCGGCCAAGGCGGTGCAGGTGGTGGCGCCGTACGTATTATTTGGGGACCAAGTAATCTCCCTATACACAGGATCTTATAATAGCAGCGAGTAACGGGCTAAATATCTAATACTGGATATATTATGCGAGCACACGAGATTATTAGAACAGTCCTGGACCTTATAGATCAAGCGGGACAGGCCACAGATCAACCTGACGATACACCTCAGGGCTATTGCGATGACGATCTAGCACGTTTCAAGCAGATTGCAGGCATTGTTACACAGCCTGGTGAAATGAGCCCATTAAGCAATAGTCCTAATGAAAAAATAGCAGATATTACAGCAGTCACAGTAGATGCTGGCGGTGGCGCAAACGGCCCTAAACACCCACATGACCTACGTGTAAAAGATCCAAGCATGTATCCAAATCAACAAGAGGTTTAATATGTCAGCAAACGGAATCGCACAATTAGCAACTAGAGAAGAAAGACAAGCAGCCAAATTAGATTTAGCACAGACTAGAAGACAGGCAGGCGGCAACATAACTCAGCCTTATTATCGTGTGAATAATACATACAACATAGATGCTCTGCCTACAAAATATAGTGGTAATACTGTAGTTGACAATCCTAACGTTGGCGGGTTAGTTCAAGGACGCCCCTGGATCAACATTGCCGGCATCACATTCGATCCGGACATTTATTTCTACAACAGAGTAGGAACTACTAATGCCAATGGGTATTTTGGCCTCGACTTCACGCCAACAAATGATGATCTAGAGTTCTTCGACAACCCTGTGGTTGCACCTGTGACTGAAACACAAGGCACTTTGGTCACATTAAATATCACTTCGCAACCTCAATACAATTCTATTCTGTTGATAGGTTATTTCCTTGCTCCAACAACAGAAACATACACCTTTTTCACTAACACAGACGATGCCAGTTACATGTGGATAGGTCCCAATGCCATTGAAGGATATACTCATACCAACGCTGTGGTGCAAAACGGAGGCCTACATGGTACCACTGAACAAAGCGGTACTATTAGCCTAGTACAAAATATCTATTACCCTATTAGGATCATGTTTGGTAATAACACTGGGCCAGGCACAATGGTAGTGAGTTTTTCCACACCTACCATTGCCAAAACATCCACATGGACAGGTAGAATATTCCATAACTCAGCAACTAACGGATTCTAATCAATGACAATAGATGTTAACGGCCGTGTAGTAAACTCTACTAGCTACGAGCACAGTTCAGAACCTAATCTCAATGATCTGCATAAGACCATGGAGTACAATGCTATTGGGCAACCTGTGCTTCGTGCCAATGTTAACCTAGTAGGATCAGGAGAAGGTTCCGGAGTTAGTTCCAGTATCGACAGCAAAGGTCGACTAAAAGTACAAACACTAGAGACTTTGTTCTACAACACATTCCAATACGGTAAAGAAACTGATGTATGGGATGAGTCTACTGACAACGGAGCATCGGCTACATTTCTCACAAACCAAGGCCTTGTTGACATGACGGTAACATCTACCCTAGGTTCTAAAGTGGTAAGACAGACTAGAAGTGTAATGAGGTATACAGCAGGCCGCATGAACACACTGACTTTCTCAGTTAGATTAGAAATGCCAGTAGTAGGAGTTCGACGTAGATTTGGCCTGTTTGATGGGTCCGATGGATTTTATTTTGAAGATAGTGGAACACTAGATGCTAACGGCCAACCAGAATATGCTGTGGTACTAATCAGTACAGCATCTGGATCCTTAGTCACTGAACGCATAACTCGTGCTAACTGGAATGGGGACAAACTGGACGGCGCTGGTCCAAGTGGCTTCACCGCAAATCCTTTGGCACAACAGATGATATCCATGGATTATGAATGGTATGGCGCTGGACAGATATCATTCAGTTACATTATGAACGGCCTGCCCCGTGTCATACACACATTCAACACTGGCAATAGACTGTTATTTCCGTGGAGCAGAACTCCGTTTTTACCCATTAGATTAGAGATTGAAAACTTTGGTGGTGCCGCGGGCACACATCATTTATATCAAGGATCTAACAGCGTACTAGTAGAAGGACGACTAGTTAAACAGGGTATTCCGGAAAACATACTAACTCCATTGACTGGTATCACATTAGACACAGCATTGACATTCTATCCTGTAGTCAGCGTTCGTATGAAACCCACTAACTTAGAAGCAGTTATTATTCTCACAAACTTCGTGGCCAATACACTGGACAACACTGACATCTATTATAAAGTTCTACGCAACGCTACACTCAACGGCACTTGGACAGATATGCCAGATGCCAACGCATTTACACAGTACAACTACACTTCAACAGGCGCTGTCACCGATGGCTCGCAATTTGATTCAGGATTTGTCACATCAGGCGCCGCAGTTAGAATTGACCTAAGTAACCAGGCAGATCTACAGTTAGGACGAGGCAGTATGGGCACAGTCAGCGATACTATAACTATTGCCATAGCCGCCAAAGCTGCCAACAAAAAAGCCGTGGCCAGTCTAAGTTGGATTGAACAGAGATGATGTACAGAAAATATATCCGCATAGTAGAAGCAGCCAACAAGGGCTGTCCAATCGCCACACACGACATTGACGTTAACTTAAAGAATCGTCAGAAGGCCATAGAAGAATATCACTACGGTCCTGCTAATCCTGAGGAGCCAGAATCATATTGGAAGGACGCAGCCCGTCGTTGGAGCATTACAGAAAAGACTGCTAAAACTATGAAGTGTGGAAACTGTGCAGCTTTTGATGTATCAGATAAGATGTGGGCCTGTATAGAAGATGGTATCAAAGGCGATGAGAAAGCAGCTGATGCTATGGCCACTATACACCGAGCAGATCTAGGCTACTGTAATTTTTTACATTTTAAATGTGCCGGCGATCGATCATGTACATCATGGGTCACAGGCGGCGCTATAGACAATAAGGATAGAACACAATGAACATTAGGGACTTAATTAATATAGTAGAAGGTCAATTTAGATCTAATGACGTAGAAGAATTTAAACCCGGTAATGATTCCCTAGATGACCTTAAATCTAAATACCTACCTGACTGGGAAATGTTAGATCACAAAGACCTACAAGCCAAATATGTAGCTAAGGATCATAGACATGCTCTAGAGTTTGTTAGTTGGGTCAATCAACTATGCGAAAAAATGGATCACTTTGCAGAAGTAACTCAGGATGTAGCAGAAGTTACTGTGAAAACATCTACGTTTGATGTTAAAGGATTAACAATATTAGATTTTCAATTGGCCATGCGTGTAGATAACTATGCTAAAAAGAATGATATCGAACAGGTCCGTATGAGTGGTAACTTTGGAATGCATAGATAACATGTTTACTAGATATGACATTCATTTAATGTCTAGTCCTGTTTGTTCTAAACCTGTAGCTGATTTAGATAAACAGGATTTTTTCTATTATGACAAGGATGGATTTGAACTTAATCAAGCCGAGCGTAAATTTTACGCAACCATGGGGCATCCTATCAATCATCCATTATTAAATCACTGCTGCTGGCAAGAACCTTGGTTTGAATTAACCGCAAAAGATTGTAATTTGATTTTAGATCACAGCATGTTTTTGTGTAGATGCGGATATGAACAACAAGCACTAGAACAACTCAAACACTTTAAAACATACACACCGCAGGCAGACTTACTGATTAAAACTCGACCAAAATGGGGGTTTGATTTTGCCTTAGATGCTGTACACAACGGAGAGATATTTGAAGTTATACACATAGAGTACGATCATTACGATTACGATTATTTTAGTAAACGTATGTTACACTTTGACCACATAGTGCGTCACACAGACTGGAAAGACGCCGCTAATAAAGTTTGGCAACACAGAGACCAGTGGCAGCATCTAAAAGGCTTTGAACAAAATGATTGGAAAGCTAAGTTTCTAATAGGTTGGAACAAAGCAGAGTATACTGAAAAAACAATATAGAAAAAGGACTCCGAAGAGTCCTTTTGTTTGAGTAATTTTAAATTACTTCTTTGCGCCAGCATTGACAAATGCGTACATCTTTTCAGCTGTCTCTAATACTTTTTCCAATCCTGGATAGCTTGGCATTTCAACCTTGCTAACGATTTGACCAGTCTTCTCGTCACGAGTAGCAGTCAATTCCCAGCCCTGAAATTTAGCATGAAAGTCTTCTTGTACTAGGCTTTTAGCCATGCCCAAGATGTCTGTACGGATTTCGTAGCCGTTTTTGTTGAATTTAACTTCTGGTAGCTTTGGTGCTGTAAAAATTTCTGACATAATAATCTCCTGTGTGTAATGTCTGTTAACATAGATACTTCTTTTTCTCTATGTACTATTATATATGCTTTGTGATAAAAAAGCAACTTATTTTCTGA